TGTATTGATTGTTTGATATAAAGTTACTGTTAACAAAAACCTGTAGGCTGCTTGTTACAGTGTCTTTAGGTTTCGCTCCAATTTCAAAGGTATAAAGTTCAGAGGCAACAGTATATGTTACTATTTGAAACTGCTTGCTATCTTCTAGTACCTGTGTCCAACCATTCAATAGACTTCTTTTATTTGTCTTTTTGTCTATGTAATGAACGTGGCCACTTCTTACAATAACTTTGGTTAACCCTGTATTTTTTACATATGTAAATGTATCTTTTATATAATTGTTCTCAAAAACAATGTCACCAATGTTTTCAAAATTATTATAGGTTAAACCAAATTCTAAAACCTGATCAGTTGCTGCATTACTGTTTCGTTTGTAGCTAAAAAGTTTACAACCAGAAAAAGTTGAGCTTGGATAGACACTGGTATCTCCAAAACTTTTATGATTGCCGTCAAATACATCAAACAATGGTTCTTGATTAATCTTGGTTTTCTGTTGTGCTCTGAGCCACGTGCTGTTCTTATAATAAAAAACTACGCCTTGATTTTTAGCACCAAGTATACTTGTTACATTACTGTCATTAGGCACAGTGCCTATTTGAACAAGGTTTATAATTTTTCTTGTATTAGCATTAGCATCTTCGTCAATAAAATCTACTCTAAAAATCTTGTTCTTTAAATCTGGATCAGCCGTGAATATAACTGTCATCTGAGGCAATAGATCTATACTGTCACTAAAGTAACCGGTCTGACCATTTACATTTGACAGAGCATCTGTTTCAGTAACATCAACTACAGATACAGGATCAGTACTATAAACGCCATAGTTAAAGAGGGACAAGTTTGGAGTGAATTCAATAATTGGCCGTTTAGCTCTTGCAGTATCATCCACAGCAGGCGTAAACTTATTATATTTGGCGGTTGCTTCAATAACCTGTCTATGAAACCATCTATTTCCTCTTGCCCAAGCATTGTTATCAACACAACTCCTGTTGGCAACTATATAGTCTTGCAATACTGGACTGTTTGAACTACCATCATAGTTTGTTGAATCAAAGACTACACTATCATAAGGTTCTTCCAGGGTTTCTGTAAAAGGCTCTGGTGTAGTTAAACTTTTTGCTAGAGTCAAAGTAATTGAAGACCCAACTCCTTCAACATAATAAGTTTTGTTTTGATAACTGGTTGGTGTAACGGTTGTGTCAAACTCTATTTTAAGGCCATTAGTAAAAATGACACCATTGGGACTTGTATAATTTTCTTTTCCTAGAACATCATTAACGACGTCAATAATAGAACTTTTTCCATCATCAATAAGAACAATGCGACCAAATCGAGTTGAATCAACGCCATCCTGATAATAGAGTTCGTCTGCTAGTGATGTTAAAGGAGGGATAAGTTCAAATTTATTACTTGTGTTTTTCCATAGCTGACGATTTCCGTAAGTTTTGCCTTGCTTGATTCTAACTTTTTGACCCTGCGGAACTGCTGTAGTTCTTGTAAGTGTAATAGTCTGTGTTCCGCCAATATCTTTTAATGCAATAGCATACACATCATATCTTTGACTAAGTGATATTCTGGTAGTCGCATCAAAAGTAGTTCCTGCTTGACTAAATGGATATCCGTCAAATGGTGATCCCGCGTCCCATAAAGTTTCATCTTCACTGTCATTTAAAAATACAAGAGTCTTACCATTTATTTCAGTAAATGTATCTATACCACCATACGTATCAACGAATTTACTATAGACCTGGTTATGTATTTGACTATATGATAGAGTTGAACAAAAATCCACAGAAGCAGCAGTTGTCATTTCTGTAAAAAAGGATTGATCATCCTTCATTGGCACATTGAATGTGATTCTTCCAACGTCTTCACCATTGTTACTTACACCGACAACATCTCGCGTGCTTACGTTTTGTTGTGCAGAACTTATACCTGTTAATCCTATCTCTGTTTGAATCCAGAAGGGGATACCTGGCTGACTTACATTAAATGTATAGGTGCCACCCCTAGCCAGATAGAGAGTTTCGTTGCTGGTTGCGGTAGTGTTATTAAATCTGTATACGGGTTGACCTGTAACAACTTGACTCGTTTCTTCATCAAACGTAGTAGAATCATATCCTACTGTATCCCAGGGTATTTGTGAATAGGTTGTTCCTTCTCTATAAACAGTATAGTCCTCTGTCATATCTACAGTGTTGCCAAAAACATTAACTCTGTCAGGACCACCGGGTAACCAGAAGTATTCTCCGTAGTTGACTAATTTATCTAAATCTACAAAGCCACTCCAGTTATAGTATTCCTGGCTGAATAGGTCATTGGGATTTTCTGTATTACCGTTGTAGTATCTAATATTATTCAAAAAGTCTATATAGGAACTTGCACTTTCTACAGTACCTTCACTATTTCTATAGACTACGCCAGGCTCTAATTGATAGTTTGTTCTGTCAGTAGATATTTCACTAAGATATCCATCACCTGCTGTATAGTTCTTAGCAAACTTTCTGCCAATAAAACCGTCAAATCTTGTGTCTCTGGGTTCGCTAATTAGCTGGTCTAGAGTAGCGTTTAAAAACTTACGGTTACGTTCAGTTTTAAAAACTTCTGGTAAAAAAGTCTGACTTTTACGAGTTGCCATTAGTAATTATATCCAGTGTTAGTAATATTTGTATTGTTAGTCACTGTATTTACAGTTGTAGAAAGTGAGCTTTTTCCTGCACTTACGCTTTCAACACTAAGATTATCAGATGCGGTATTTACTACTGTTCCTGATGCAGTCAATTGACTAGCAGTAATAACAGAAATAATTTCTACATCATTAACTGTCGCACTGCTTATAAAGATCTCGTCTCTTGCACTTGTAATTTGAAGTAAACTACCAAAGACGTTGGTTGTGTCTTTAGGTACTATAGTAATACTAAGAACATCTGGGGACAATTCTTGATGAAGATAAGCATCTAATTCACTGAAGTAAAAAGTGTCGCCAAAATCCCAATTTTCAAGAGCAAAATAATTATTAATTGCTCTGATTACATTTGCTTTAATTTCACTATCACTTTTTAAAGTAGCTTGATTTTTAATTACTTTAAATGTTGCTTGTAAACTAGCATCTGCTTTACTGCCAAACAATGGTCTAAAATTTATAGAGTGGAATATTAGAGCATCACTAACGCTTTTATTGGATTCAAGATTGCCAAATGAATCTCTTAACTCTAGTGTTGAAGGTTTAGTAGGCTTTTCTACTCTGCCAGTGATATCTGTTACCCAATTTCTAAAATCTGTGTTATATTGTCTTGTAAGAATATAAAGATCAATAATATTACTTGGACTTGGATCGATTCTTCTATTATTGGGCGCATTGTGACTATACTGGAATAATAAATTATTTCTTCCAGTTTTCTTTATATAATCTGTTGTAATCTTTATATTTTTTGTACCGCCAGAAGCTTCATAAAGTATGTAAAATACTCCTGTACTTGAAGCATAAAATATTTGCCCTAGACTATAACTAGCAAGTATAGTTCTTATTTCACTTTCTGTGGTGTATGTTGTTTCTATAGTTGAATCAACTACTGGTTTGTATCTAGTAAACCCTGCCGAATCTAGGTATGTTGTATAAAAAACTACTTTTCTGGCACTGTTTGTATCAGGAGATACGATTGTTTCAAAAACCTCTGGATCGTCAGGCACTCCATCACTATCACTGTCAGGAAAGGTTACTTTAATTTTTTCATTAAGAGTGAACCCATCTGATTCAATATATGCTTTATCTATTTGTAGGGGAATATCTAAACCTATAGGCAAACTGCTGTCAGGCTTGTTATTGACTTTTAAAACTTTAATAGTGTCCTTAACAGTTTTGCCTGATACGGGATCAAAAACTTTTAGATCGCTGTCAAAGTAAAAGCGAGTTTCCTTTACACTTTCAAATGTATAAGTGGTACTTCTATATTTTACAGTATAGGTTGCACCATCATTTGTGAATAATAGAAACCAACTGTTGTCTAATCCTAAATTACTTTGATCTCCAGTATTTGTAAGACTAAAAGTTGTACTTTGGTTTAGATTTAGGCTACTGATAATTTCCCATGTTCCAGTTTCATAATCATATCGTAACCCAAAAGTTTTAAATGTAGCAATATTGTCTGCTATAGTTGACTTGTTTTGACTAGTTAGCGTGTTGTTCCACACAGGGTAAATTTTAGAAAGTATTGCCCCTGTTGGAATTATCTCGCTCATAGTCACTGGGCCTGTGCCGTTTCTAAGATTACCCACGCCTTGATTTGTACCATCATCAACAACTTTAATAATACTTGCCCAAATATAATCTTTAGTATTCAAATCTCCACTTGAACCAGTTATGATAGTATTATTAATATCAAAAACTTTACCAGCTGGAGCAACAAATTTAAGTAAACTATTTGTATTAGCATACTTCAAACTACTACTAGCAAAACTACCAATTGATGCTGGATTGCCAGCTGAATTTTTAAAATAGCCAGTTACAGTACCAAAACTCCTTGTAGTTTGTTGCCATGTACTGTTAAGACTGGCAGCATCCTTTTTAGTATAATTTTTTATGTAAAAATGAAAACTTTCATTATTTTGAATAATCGGTTCAATTCGTCGTGAAAGAACATTGAATATGTCACTTCTAGTAGTAAAATTAAAACTAAAACTATTAACAGGCTCGTCAATAAACAGAATACCATCACTAGCAACAATATTTGTACTGCTGTATTTTCCAGTTGTATCACGCACATCTAGGTATCTGCTGATACCACTTGATGTACGATTTACCGCTTTACTTTTTAAAATATCTGTATAGTTTGTAAATGGGAAGATCTGATAATCTTCAGCGTTAATCATACGATTTTGAGTATAGTATTGCTGTTGTGCCTTTAACTTTACATCATTTAAATTTTCTCTGGCACTTGCATTAGAAATTGTAGTTTGAAGTGCAAGATTTACTGTAAGGCTCTGTAGTGTATTTGTCTTGCTGACATAGGGAATATTGATCTCTATATCCTGCATATCACGTGGAGCGATTTTATAGGTTAACCCATTACCCACTCTAAAATAGGTTCTAAAATTACCCACTGGGGTAGTAGTGAAAACATCATCACCAAATACTATATTGATTCTATCATTAACAGCACTTTCTACAGCGAATAAAGTTTTTATTTCCTTACTCAAGCTATTATAAATTACGTTAGTACCATTTAGCGCAGGTACTTTTGTCCATCTTGTTGATTCATTACCCTGTGAATCTAATTCATATAACCAAACATCATTATTGTCAATGCCATTTACGCTTAATTCTACTACACGGTTTGGCAACTTTTCATTAATTGAAAAATCTACAGTTTGCAGGCTTCCTTGTTTAAAATAAAAGAAGAAACCAGTGTTAATACTATTAAACCCTCTATCGTCACTTCTGTAAATTAAGTTTAATGTATCCCTTGGTCCTGGGGGGACTTCATATAGATAGTTTGAACCACTATATGTTCCATTAACTACTTCAAAATCTATAGTTCTACCATTTACGTTAGTAGAGAATTCATAAGCAGCAATACTACTGGGTATAGTTCTAATATTATATTCTTCAATTTTAATTCCACCTATAGATGTTCTTAATGATGGATTACTAAACTGCTGCGTACCAACCATGGCTGCATTCATAATAGTTGTAAATTGTTCTAGGAAATCTGGATTTGTTGTATCGCCCCAAAAAATTTCAGTATCTTGAAGATTGTTACCATTGCTATCAAAAACTTCTTCACTCGTGCGTACACTAGTTACTTTTAGTAACCCTCGCCCAATTTGGCTACGCTTTACATTGTAATTAAGCATCCTGGCAAGACGTAAAATACTTGAACGTCTTTGTGCAGTTTCTAGGAAATTTTCTCTTGCATTAAGATCAACACGGAAACTCATACTCTGAGTTAGAAATGCTATAATATCAATTAGAGCTATATATTCACTACTCTCAATGAAGTCATTGAAATCTTCTGGATAATAGGTTCTAATATAATCAATTATAGTTTTACGAACAGTCTGATAGTCGTAACTTTGAAAGTTAACTTCCCTAAATGCTTCGTAAATCTTTGTCCAATCTTCAGCAGCAAATAAGTTTGATTCTCTAGTGGTACTAGCCATTAATTTATCTCACGTTGTTATACTATATTTATTTGTTATAGAATATACGTATATTATAGGTTATTATCACGTAAGAATGTGATTAGTAATCGCTCACTAGCATCAGTAGCCACAAAAACCAAGTCAACTTCTACTTGAATACCATTATCAAATTCAGATACTATTATATCTTGCGCAATTACCCTAGGATCGTAATCAATTGTGGTTTGCACTTCTTGAAGAATGGCATCTTTTGTTTCTTCAGTTAATGGATCCATTATATACTCGTATATACTTGATCCAAAGTCAGTGTTGAATAATTTTTCACCCTTACGTATAGCAAAATGGTTTAATATATCGCGCTTAATAAGATCTTCATCAGACAGGCTTACTGATTGGAAACTGTTATTTAAAGTAGTATAGCCACGGTATAAAGACATAGTATGTTATTTACCCTATATGTATAAACCTTGCCTAGCAAAGTAATCAAAGTTCTCTCTGGATTGTTCATAAGCACTTGCTCCCTTTTGAGCATATGTGGATAGCTTTTTATACAAGTCTTGAGAAGATTCAATAACTGTTGTGCCTGGTATAGGCTTAGGTTCTAAAAATTCGCCAGCCCTTAATTTTTTTGCATAATCAGATCCAGACGCATATGATGCTGTTAGCATAGCGGATACGACATTGGGTGCATCTGTAGCTTTTATACCGCCATTAGTAGCTAATTCTTGATATTTTTTTGCCAGATCTTTTTGGAATATGTCTTCTTGAAGAAAAGAGTTAGCAAAAAAGTCGTCTAGATCACCAACACCATTTTTTCCAGTCCAAATTCTAGGATCAGATAGTTGGCCATTAAAGACAGCTTCAGGTTTAATAAATCCTTGCTCTTTTAAAGTTTGTGTAGTAAGTCCAAACTTACCTATAGCCCTCGTTACACTATCAACATGATTATATTTTCCATTGCTACCTACTAACTCTGAAATGCCAGCTGAAATAGATCTCATGTTATTTGCATCTAGAACACCCAGAGGATCTGGTAAAGACTGGTTCACTAAAACTGCTTCGTTAATTTTTTCACTGTTGGCACCCTCTAGGATACTATCTAAACCATCGTCGCTAACCACAGGAGGATTTTTGGGAAATGAAACTGTTTTATTAATATCTCCATTAAACACTGTAGGTTGTGTTGTTATTCCATGTTCTACGTAAGGCTCGTGTGTTGGCGCACGATCCACTGTTGTTTTTAATTCGTTATTGGCATTCCAAAAACCTTTACCATCAATCATAGTATCTTTTAGAGTTGCTAAAGGTATAG